TGCCTCTTTGACTATGGCGGAACGTTTTGTCTCAAAAGCATTATGTAACATTCTTCGGGGTTTTTTACCGTTAGTTTTATAAAATGCTTTCCCATTTTTACCATACACAATCACTACTTTCCCATTATATGACGGTCTTTTCTTGCCTACATATCCATCAACTGGAATATACCATGGAGTATTTCTTCCTTTTTCTAACGCGTAATCGCCAGTGCCAAATTCCTCCCATATTGCATTTTCAATTTTATTACCTATTATAGCTTCGCCCTTAGATTCATCAACAGCGAACCCCCATTTGTTTTCAGTATCAGTAGTTGCACCCAC